CCGTCCTCTCCCCCCGGGCCTCGCCCCCGTCGAATTGGCCCGAAAACGTTGAATTGGCGGGGAAAACGGACCCATATCTTACCCGAAAGGCCGGTTCAGCCATGACAGCAAACCTCGGAAATTCAACGATCGTCATTTCAGCCAGAATCGGCGACGGTCAGCCATCTGATATCGGTGAAATCGAGCTGCCCGTAATCGCCGAGGAGACCCGCACCATAGGAAACGTCTCGATCACGGCCCGGGTACGAGTCGATGAGGCCGAACTGAGGAACCGCTTGGCACAGTTCGCCGCCGCAGTATCCGACGAGATGACATCGCCAGCAGCTGCCGATGCAACCGGCCACCCCCAGCCGCGAATGATCGGAGCAGCCCTGGATATCGACTCGTCGCCGGAGTTCCAAGCCAGACTCGCAGAAGCGAAAGACAGAATGGCCAAGATACAGCCCTCCGGCCTGTTGGATGGCCCCGAACACGTAATCATCGGAGCCCGGCAAGAGGGCAAGACACGTTTGGCGTTGAAATGGCTCAACGACGTCCCCGAGGGCGTCAAGCGAGTACTGATCGTCAAGGACAGCAGCCAGGCAGAACACCTCAAGCTCGACTGCGGCTTCAGCAAGGCCGATCCCCGCATCATCGGATACCGAACGCTAGTCAACCAGGGCGCTCGCAAGGGCGTGGAATACGGCATTGACGAGTCAGTCCAGATCCTGACAGCAATCCTCGGCCTGAAGGAAAATCCTCGCCTCATTACAGTCGGCCACGCAGAAGCCTGGCAAGCTGCCAAGGCGTAGCATGCACGATCGTCACGCTCTCAGGGAGGCGCACGACCGTGGCGAATCCATCAGAGGCATTAGCCGCTCCCGCGACGCATCAAGGAACGCCGTGCGACGTGCGCTGCGCCCTGGCGCCAGAGACAGCTACTACCGGCCCTCCGCGATAGAAGACGCCGAACCGGCCGTCAGGGACGTGCTCGCTGACTATCCGCAGATGAGCGTCGCAGACGTAGCCCTGTTGATCGACTGGAGGAAATCCCGTCGGCAGCTTTCCGACCTAGTGGCTCGTTTGAGGCCCAGATCGGTGTCTGAGTGGCCAGCTGTTCAGGCACGGGCCTTGGATTCAATCGCCGTCGGCCGCCTTGCCGCTAAGCCGCTCAGCTGCGGCTCGATGAAACTAGGGGAGTTGAAGCTATGACTGGTAAAGAGCAAGAAGGCTCTTCCGATCTGATCGAAGCCCCGGATCACCTTCCCGAGCCTGTGGCCGACGTCTGGCGAGAAATCGTCGCCAGCAATGACTTGGCCGGCAAAGTGGATCGCGCCGCGCTGGAAACCTTCTGCACCCTCATGGCACGCCTCCGCGAAGCCAGGGACAGGATTGAAGAAGAGGGCATGGTGGTCACAGATCCCCGCGGCCGAGTCATTCCTCACCCGGCGCTCGCCGTTGAACGGGCCACGGCGGAGCAGATCCGGGCATGGGGCGACAGGTTCGCGCCGCTGGTGAAGCCGGTCAGGAAGCGCGGTTACATAGCTGACGCGACCGCTCAGACCATCGCGGAAGCCAAACACTTGGAGGGGCCTCGGTTCGCCGGTCCCGTGGCTGCTTTGAAGACACTCGCTTGGATGGTCGACGAAGCCCAGCGAGACAGCATGGAAGCCCTCCAAAAGGCCATGACAACCACTGTGCCGCAGTACCTCAAGGCTTGCGCCGAGCTGCAAGTAACTCCCGCCTCCGTGCCGTCGGGCGTCGGGGTGGCGGCTCCAGCACCTACGGAGGGCGAAGAGCCGGCCGAAGGTGAAAAGTCGGGGGTAGCAAGTGTCTCAGACCTCCAAGCTCGCGCCAGGGCACGCCGATCCGGTTAGTGGCCCGAACGCGGTAGACCCGGGCGACTACTACCGCCAGATCTGCCATGTTCCGGAGCCGGATCAGTCCGGAGCCAAGCGGAAGAAGATCTACGGATACGCCGAGCCGCGGATCTGCACTCCACCCCTACGTGCTCTGACTCCGGACACGACGCTTGGCTATGACGTCATTGACTTCGCTCGCGACGTGCTGGGTGTCGATCTGTATCCGTGGCAGAAGGTCCTGCTCTGCCGCATGCTGGAGCTGCTCCCTGACGGCTCACTGAGGTTCCGTACCGCTGTTGTGCTGATCGCCCGGCAGAACGGCAAGAGCACGCTCTCACAGGTGCTGGCGCTCTGGTTCATGATCGTTTGGGGCTGGCCGTTGGTCATGGGCACTGCCCAGGATCTAGAAACGGCCGAGGAAGTATGGCAGGGCGCCGTTGACCTCGTGGAAGAGGATGAGGAGCTCTCCAAGCTCCTCAAAAGGGTCGTCAAAGTCAACGGCAAAAAAGCTCTGGAGCTGAAGGCGCAGGACCCCAAGGGCAAGGCCACCGACAAAACCGGCAGCCGTTATAAGGTCAAGGCCGCTAACCGTCGCGCCGGCCGTGGCTTCACAGGCAACCTGATCATGCTTGACGAGTTGCGCGAGCACCAGAACTGGGAAGCTTGGGGCGCGATCACCAAGACGACCATGGCGCAGGCCGAGGCGTTGATTCTAGCGCTCTCCAACGCCGGCGACATGACGTCGATCGTCCTGAAGTATCTGCGGAAGATGGCGCACGAGGCTGTCGGCGATCCTGATGGTATCTGCGAGGAGATCGGAGCTGCTGGACCCACCGCCCTCGACGTCGCCGATCTCGTTGAAGGTGACGGAGACGAGCTAGACGAAGACGAGCTGGCCGAATTCGAACAGGATGAGGACACGCTCGGCCTCTGGGAATGGTCGGCCCCTCCTGGTTGCGACAAGCGCGACCGTCAAGGGTGGGCTCAGGCTAACCCGTCCCTGAACTGGAACGCTGGCTTCACGGAGCGCACCATCGCAGCGGCATGCCGGACCGACCCTGAGTGGGTTTTCCGAACAGAGGTCCTCTGCCAGTGGTCCGAGGGCACGCTACTGGGGCCGTTCCCGCCCGGCGCGTGGGACAAAGGTAAGAACCCACTCGAAACCCTGGACGACGGAACCCAGAGAGTTCCGGATGAGCACCGGATAATCCCGGGATCTCCAGTCTGGGCCGGAATTGACCAGTCGCACGACCGTTCCATGACGTATATCGCTTTCGGCGGCTACCGGGCCGATGGAAAGTACCAGGTTGAAATCGTCGCCGGCCGTCACGGCTCGGATTGGGTCAAAGCATGGCTCATGGACGACAAACGCCGGGGCAGGATCAAGGCGGTGGCCGGGCAGTCGAAGGGCGCACCAGTTTCGCCGCTGATGGAAACACTTGCGGCCGATGAAGAGTTCACGATTCCGGTTACCGAGTGGTCAGGCAGTGACTTGACCAGCGGTTGGGCGAACGTCTTTGATGCCGTCCGTGACGGCACAGTCCGACATAACCCTCAGCCGGTCCTGGACACGGCCGCGGCTGTCGCGGTGTTGAAAATCTTCAGCGGTGGCGCTGCGATCCCTGATCACAGGGCCTCTCCGGCTGAGATTGCCCCACTGATGGCCTTCATCGCCGCGAAATGGCTCATGAGCCGGCGGGAAGTGGAACCACCGCCACCCCCGCCCCCACCCGCAGCCGTGAAGGCCGAGGAAACGTCCCAGGTAGACGACAACGTCGCCCATATGGGGTTCTGATGAAAGGAGCAAGCCAATGGTGAAGTGGTGGAAGTCGGCAAGCTCACGGAAGAACCAAGCCAGCACGGCGACCGTGGCCCCGATAACGGAAGTTGGGTACGCGACCAGCGCGACGGAATGGTGGTCCGACCTCGATGAGGAGGAAACCCCCGAACTTCGGTGGCCTCACAACATCGAGGTCTACGACCGGATGCGCAGGCAGGACGCTCAGATCACATCTGTCCTCCGGGCCATGACGCTGCCGATCCGCCGGACTAAGTGGCGGATCGATCCCAACGGCGCTAGCCCCGAGGTGGCCCAACGGGTCGCCGATGATCTGGGGCTTCCACTTGTTGGTGCAGAGAACAGCCCAGTGCTGCGGACGCGGGACAGGTTCTCATGGTCCGAGCACCTGCGGTTGTCCCTGCTCATGCTCCCATTTGGTCATTCGGTGTTCGAACAGCAGTACCGCATCGATGAAGCTGGCATGGCCAGACTCCGCAAACTTGCATGGCGGCCGCCTAAGACGATCTCCCGCGTTGATGTCGCTCCGGACGGCGGCTTGGTGGCAATCCATCAACACAACGCCAAGGAGCCGATGAAAGTGAACCGGCTGGTCGTGTACGTCAACGACCGCGAGGGCGGCAACTGGCTCGGTCAGTCGATCTTGAGGCCGGCCTACAAGAACTGGCTGCTGAAGGATCGAGCACTCCGGGTGCAGGCTCAGACGCTGGACCGCAACGGTATGGGTGTTCCGGTCTACAAGGGATCGAAGATCCACGACTCAGTGACCGGTGAGGACCGCATCTCCAGAGAGAACAAGGAACTCGATGCCGGCCTGAAGCTTGCCAGAGGTATCCGCTCCGGAGATAACTCCGGCGGGTCTATCCCGCATGAAGCCGAGCTGGAACTCAAAGGCGTCACGGGAACCCTCCCGGACGCTGACAAGCCGATCCGCTACTACGACGAGCAGATCGCCCGGGCAGTTCTGGCTCACTTCCTGAACCTTGGCACCGAGACCGGGTCATGGGCCCTTGGATCGACGTTCGCCGACTTCTTCACGCTGTCGTTGCAAACGCTCGCCATGCAGATCGCAGACACCGCAACCCAGCACATCATCGAAGACATCGTGGACGTCAACTGGGGCGTCAACGAACCGGCCCCCCGGCTGGTCTTTGAGGAAATCGGCTCGCGGCACGCACCGACTGCCGAAGCCATCAAGATGCTGATCGACTGCGGCGCCATCAAAGCAGACCAGAAACTGGACGACTTCTTGCGCACTGTCTACGGCCTGCCCGGCTTCGACAAAGCGACCGCGAGGGAACCCGTCCCCCGAACCGCAACGGAGAACAAATGACAACTCGAATGCTCAAGCCCTCCGCAGCGCAGGGGCCCTGGTTCCGGATGGAAGCATCGGCCGCCAGCGACGCGGCCGACGTCTACATCTACGAGATGATCGACAGCTGGTGGGGCGTGGACGCCGCACAGTTCGTACGCGAGCTGGCCGACCTCGACGTCAGCACGATCAACCTGTGGGTAAACTCCCCGGGCGGATCGGTCTACGACGGCGTGGCCATCATGAACGCACTCCGCCGGCACAAGGCCACCGTCGTGGCCACCGTTGACGGGCTGGCCGCGTCAGCCGCCTCGTTCATCATCCAAGCAGCCGACGAAGTGATCATGGGCCAGGGCACAGAGCTGATGATCCACGATGCATGGTCGTTCGCCTGGGGCAACGCCGAGGCGCTCCAGAAAGTCGCAGGCGACCTTGACCGGCTCTCGGCAACCATCGCAGGGATCTACGCCGAACGGGCCGGCGGAACCCTTGACTACTGGCGTGAAGCTATGAGGGCAGAGACCTGGTACACCGCGGACGAAGCCGTGGCAGCTGGCCTCGCCGACCGAGTCGCCAAGATCGCCCCGAAGCCCGAAACCGAGGACGCAAGCAACCGCTTCGACCTCTCCATCTTTGCCCACGCCGGACGCCAAAACGCGCCGGCCCCGGCAGTCAACAGCCACCACGAACGCAAACCCAAGCCCCTCAGCCTGGTCAACGGTTCTGCGCTCGCCGTGGCAGCTCACATGGTCGAGAAGGCCATCCCAACACCTCCGGCCGAGCCGAAGGACACCACCAACCCCAAAGAGAAAGGAACCGACACCATGTCGGCAAAACTGAACCAGGGGCTCCGTGAACGGCTCGGCATCCGAGCTGACGCGGAACTCGACGAAGACGGCCTGTTGGAAGCCTTGGACGAGGCCCTCGAAGAGCAGGAAACGGAAGCGGCCCCTGCCGCCGCAGCAGCGACTCACGCGCCCGGCACTGTAGTGCTCGATGCAGCGCAGTATCAGGAACTCCGCAACGACGCTGCCAACGGCCGCCTGGCTCGTGAGCAGCAACTCACCGACCAGCGCACGGCACTCGTGAATGCGGCCGTGCAGGACGGGCGTATCCCGCCGGCACGACGCGAGCACTGGCTCAACTCCCTCGCCGCTGACCCGGGCGTCGCTGAGACCCTGGCAAGCCTTGAGAAGGGCCTTATCCCCGTGGACAGCGTGGGCTACACGGGCGGCGTGGAGGAATCCACGGACGAAGCCGTTGCCTACGATCACATCTTCCCGAAGGGAGCCTAATCATGGGCCAGTACCTGCCCTTGTTCCGCCCGGGCCAGACGGTGACATTTGGTGTCACCACGGCCGTCACTGGTGGACATCCTGTTGAGGTCGGCTCCGCTGACCGCTCTGTTGCTCCCGCTGGAGCAGCATCCACGAAAGTGGTGGGCGTTGCCGGTCACGATGCCGCTGTCGGCGACAAGGTGACCGTCGAGGTCAACAAGACAGTTCACTCACTCACTGCTTCTGGAGCGGTCACACGCGGTCAGCGGCTGGAAGCTGCCGGCGCTGGCAAGGTTCGCACCTTGGCCGCCGGAACGGCGTACTACATCGCGCTCACCTCTGCTGCTGACGGCGCTGCCGTCGAGGCTCTTGAACTCTAAGAAAGGACGGTAGTCAGATGAGGACTTACCCCCTCACTCCGAGCCAGCTCTCGGAAGCGACAGCAGCCCAGCTGATCGCATTCACACAGTCCCCTACCCAGCTGGCCCGTCGCCTCGGCGAGATCCTGACGGCCCAGCAGTTCGTGGGCCTGTTCCTGCTTCAGGGCCGGTACAAAGTCCAGGGTGGCGCCATCGCGGTCCCGTCCAACGAGAAGATCCGCACCGAGCGCGGCGCTGAGAAGGTCGCTCCCGGTGCCGAGTACAAGCTGACGCCGCTGAGCGCCGAACAGTACGAGATCTACACGACCCAGAAGGACGGCATCGCAACTGAAGTCGTCGATGAGGAAGTAGGCCGCAGCCTGCGCCAGCCCATCGATGACGCGATGCTCTTCCTCCAGACCGAACTGGTGTTCAGCGCCAACGAGCTGGCATTGGGCGTCATTCAGTCCTCGGTCACGCAGACGCTGGCGGCCGGCGCTACCTGGTCCAACGGAAAACAGATCCTCAAGGACGCGTTGCGTGTACAGGCAGCTGCCCGACGCCTCAAGCTCGGCTACGCCCTCGACACGGTTGTGTTGAACGGCGAGCAGTACGCGGAGGTCATACCCGAGCTGCTCGACGTCCTTCCGGACAACGACAACACCGCATTGACCGGGGACTTCCCGACCATCGCCGGACTGACGTGGATCGCCAGCGACGACGACGAGTTCTCGGATCCGCTGTTCGTGGACCGTCGGCGTCTGGGCGGCATCGGCCGTGAAGACATCCCCTCGCCGGAGTACAAGCCGGTCGGTGGCGATACGGGTGTCGAGATCGCGTCCTTCCGTGAGAAGTCGGATAAGACGCGCATCCAGGCCCGCAACCCGCACGTCCCGGTCGTAGCGAACCCGCTCTCCGGCTTCCACCTCACCGGAACGGGGGCGTAACCATGGCGACCACCAAAGCGACGTACAAGGTAACGGCTCCGGTCGTGAAGGTTGCCGTCGGCCCGGCTGACGGCAACCGCATCGCACGCTTCATTGACCGCGGAGGCATCATCCCGGACGGTGTCGATCAGGGCCTCCTGGACCAGCTGGTGAAGCTGGGACGGATCGAACAGGTCAAGGAAGAGGCCCCCAACGACACCGCAGAAGAAGATGCTGCGCGTGCAGCTGCTGCGCATGCAGCCGCGGATGCCAAGGCTGACGAAGACGCAAAGGCGGCGGCGAAGGCAAAGGCCGACGCGGATGCGAAGGCGGCGGCTGAAGCCAAAGCAGCTTCCTCGGCCAAGACAACGGCAACCAAGTAAGCGGGGTGGGCGTCATGGCTGATGATCTTGCAGCGATACCGACGATCGAACAGGCGTGGCGCCCGCTCACTACCGCCGAACAGTCCAGAGCGACGTATTACCTGGGCATGGCTTCCAGAGCCATAAGGCGGCGCTGGCCAGATGTGGACCAACGCATCGCCAACGACGCTGATCGCCTGTCGGCTGAGGACGTGTCCGACGTCGTGGTGCAGATGGTGCTGAGCGCCGTGGACGGATCTCCCGTCCGTGGGGCAAAGTCCTTCAGCAAAACGGGCGGCCCGATGTCCTTCTCGGCAACGTTCGCCACCGCCAGTACCAACCCCTCAACCATTGAGGACTGGATGGTCGAGATCTTCGAAGGTCGGGCGGCTGTCGAACCACGGTTCTGGGCACCTCAGTCTGGCCGGTACGAGAGCATCTTTGAGTGGCCCGAGGAGGCAAGTCGATGAGCTTCATCAGCACGTTCCCTCCGGAGTACCTGACTGATGTTGTCGTGCTGCGCGGCGGAGGCCGCGACAAGAAGGGCAACCCGATCACGCCCCAGGAGATTGCGCTCGCGGCATGCATTGTCGCCCCTGGATCGTCGTTCGAGGGTGATAACCGCTCAGCGGCCGCCACGAGCCGGGCAGCCCTGTATCGGGATATCGACCCCGCGTTCTCCTTCCAGCCCAAGGACCGGGTACGGATTCCCCAAGGCACTCGGATGGCCGGCGAGTGGGCCCTGGACGGCCTGCCGGAAGAGTGGCCGATGGGCGTGGAAGTCGCTCTGGTGAGGCCCTGATGGCGCTCCGGAAAATGCGGGGCTCACGCACCTACTACGCCGACGACGAGGGGCTGCGGCAGCTCGGTCAGGGCAGCAAGGTCGCAGCTGTCGCGCTCACAGCAGCTAAGCGCCTCGCCGGAAACGCCCAGGCTGCCGGCAAAGGCAACTACGAGGCGGCACCGTCCACGGTGACTGCGGGGTGGAAGAACGAACGGCGTTCGGGGGCTGTGGTCCGCGAGACCACCCCCGATGTACGTGACGCCCGCAACGCAATCCTGCTGCGGGTCATGAAAACGATGAGAGGTGGCCGCTGATGATGGATGGCTTGGTCTTTCCAGATCCTCTGGAATGCCTTATGGACCTGATCGACGGGACGGAGCATCTGGACCAGCAAGTCAATGCAGTCCTGAACCTCCCCGCGGACGATTACGGCGTCCTGCAGGGACCGTTCCCCGTAGTTCTGCTCTACGCCCTACCAGGAGGAACTGAGGGGTACATCGATCGTGTCGACAAGGTCGCGCTTGAATGCTACGCCCCGGGACGGGCCGCAGTGAACACGCTCGAATCAATCAAGGCCTTCATCTGCGGCACAGACATCGAAACCGATCACGGTTACCTGGACGGCATCACCGTTGACCAGGTGCCCACAGATGTTCCGTACACCTCGGACACGCTCAACAAGGCCGACGCGACCTTCTCAGTTACGTCCCGGCCCCTCTGACCCCTTTCGGGGACCAACACAAACCACTTGCCCTTGAAAGGGGTTCTTTGCCATGCCAACTTTTGACACGCTCCGCCAGGACTTCGACGAGCGGGCACTGATCCGCAAGATCCAAAAGGCGCTCGCCGTCATCGCTCCGCCGACAGTCGATCTCCCTGACACGCTCTTTACCGGCGCCGGCACACTGCTTGACCTGAAAACGCTCGGCTGGAAGCCGGTAGGCATCGTCACTCCCGATGGTTACGACTTCGGCCGGGAAATCAGCAAGGAGGATGTCAGCGCCTTCGGTTACGCCGGCCCCGCAAGGTCTGACACCACTGGCGTTGCTCGATCCGTCACGTTCACGCCGTTGGAACACGGCCGCCGGCACATGCTGGAACTTACCGACGGCCTTGATCTCAGCGCCATCACTCAGGACCAGACCACTGGCGAAATCGTCTACGACGAGCTTGACCTCCCTATCGGTAAGGAATACAGGCTCCTCATCATCGGCTCGGACGGTCCCGCCGATAACAACTGGATCCTGGGCAAGGGCTACCCGCTCGTCAAGCTCGCCAGCACGGACAACGAAAAGTGGGGGTCGAGCGACCCGGTTACCAAGCCGATCACGCTCGACATCTTCAACGACGACGAGCTGGGAACACCTGCTCGGAAGTACATCGGCGGAACAGGGGCGCTGAAGCACAAGGAAGCCCTGGGCTTCACAGCTGCAACGCCGTAACAAAGACCGCGGGCCGCGCCACTCTTCCGGGTGGTAGTGGCGCGGCCCGCTCCAAACCAAAACCACCCAACCCCACCAAGGGAGCCAGCAATGCCGAAATTCACCAAAGACGGCCTGACCCTCGAAACTTCCCTCCCCAACGAAATCGCCGGGCTCCGCGCTCAGGGATTCCTCGAGGAGAAGGTAGAGGCGCCGACCTTCAACGAAGGCGGAGATCTTCCCGCCGGCCTGATCACGGTCACCAACGACACGGGCCGCGCTGAGAGCGTCAAGCCCGTATCCAAGTCCACCAAGTAACAACCCTCACCACCCGGAGGTAACACCAAAATGACAGCAGCAAAGAACAAAGACCGGCCCATCGGCAACATCAAGCGCGTCAAGGTCGAAGCTGAGAACACAGATCCTGCCCAGTACCCGCTGGCAAACGGGAAACTGATCACGTTCCCGGACGTCTACGACCTGCCCTTGGAGGACGCCGAAGCATTCTTCGACGATCTCAACAACGGTCAGCGCACAGGCAAGATGTCCCCGGCGCTGAAGCGCTGGCTCACGGATGAGGACTACAAAGCCCTCATCGCCGAGTACCCGACTCCCCGGAAGATCGGCCCTGTTGTCAACGCCGTCATGTCCTACTACGAAAGCGTTTGGGGCACGCCGGGGGAAGATACCGCCTCCGAGAGTTCCTAGCGCGCTACCGGAAAGAGATCCGCTGTGACCTCATGGAGGTTTACCGCGTTGACCTCACCACCTGGTACGCCGCCGGCAGGTGGGTAGCCCTGCTCGAATACATCGACGGGCTGCCCGCCGCCAGCAGGCTCAACGAGGCCATAGCCAACGACCCGGAAGCCGCAGCAGCGATCGCCAAGGCGCGGCAGGGCAAAGAACAAAAGGCGTGGACCCCACGAACGGCCGAGTGGGATCTTCACGCAACGATCCTCAGCTCGATGGCCAACGATCTGAAAACCCTCATTGCCGCCACCATCAAGTCCGGCGGCGGCAAGCCCGGCGACATCAAGCCGTTCCCCACCCCGCAGACCGCAATCCAGGAGGCCATGAAGGCCGCCGAGCACGAATGGGCTGTGGAGTTCGCCGGCCAGTTCGGCTTCTCCGCGGAGGACCTGTGACAACTCAATAGGAGGCCGCATGCCCGTCATTGGCGTAGCCGAAGTTCTCGTGAAGCCCACTTGGAAGGGCACGCAAGCCGAGGTCGCGAAAGTGATGGACGGCGTCAGCGCGAACGCCGGACGGTCCGCCGGCCAACGGATGGGGCAAGGCGTCTCTGACGGCTTCGCCGAGGGTGTTTCCAAACTGAAGTCCGAAGTCGCGGCAGCTGAGAAGGTCATTTCCCGCTCACAGGCTCAGATCTCGGCGGCGCAGTCCAAGATCACGGCCTCTACGGAAGCCGAGACAAAGGCCCTCGGCGCGGTGCGCGTAGCCGAACTGAAACTCCAAGAGGTCCGCGATAACGCCAAAGCCAAAGCCTCCCAGGTTGCAGCAGCTGAGGAAGCCCTCGCCACGGCTCGCCGCAAGGCAGCCACGGCTACCGGGACTCGGGAGTCAGCTGAGAAGGCGCTCGCCGATGCCACGACGGATCTGAAGTCCGCTCAGGACAAGTCTGCTGCGTCTTCGGCCGAGTTGGAGAAGAAGCTCAAGGATGTCGGCGATCAGGCTGGCGATTCTGAGAAAAAGGTTAGCCGCCTCGGTGATGCTGTCTCCAAGGGCCTTAAATGGGGCGCTGTGGCCGTCGGAACTGCGGCGGTTGCGGGCCTCGGTGTGGCTCTGACCAAGGGCTTCAGTCGCTTGCAGGCGATTGAGAACGCGCGGGCGAAGCTGACCGGCTTGGGTCACGACGCGGAAGCTGTCAAGGGCATCATGAACGACGCAATGGCGGCAGTGAAAGGTACGGCTTTCGGGCTGGATGAAGCTGCTTCGGTTGCGGCCGGAGCCGTTGCTGCGGGGGTGAAGCCCGGGGAGGATCTTGAGCGGACCCTCCGTCTCACGGGTGACGCGGCGACCATTGCCGGTGTCGGTATGGGCGAAATGGGTGCGATCTTCAACAAGGTCGCTTCATCGAACAAGATCCAGGGCGACGTGATCGCCCAGCTCAACGATGCCGGTATCCCCATCGTGCAGCTGCTCGGCAAGGAACTGGGCACCACAGCTGAGGAGACCCTGAAGCTCGCTTCCGAGGGCAAGGTCAACTTCGAGACGTTCCAGAAGGCCATGGAATCGGGCCTTGGTGGGGCAGCTCTCAAATCGGGCGAAACCCTCCAGGGCGCTTTCAAGAACACCATCGCTTCGCTGGGCCGTATAGGCGCCAGCTTGCTCTCTGGTGTGTACCCGAAGATCCGCGATTTCTTCGCAGGGGCTATCGAGTGGCTGAAGCCGCTGGAGGAAGGCGCGAAGATTGCCGGCGCTGCGATCGGTACTGTGCTGGATTCGGCCCTGACGGGCGCTCAGGGGCTCTGGGATCTGCTGGTGAAGGGCGACTTCACAGGCAAGCTCACGGCTGCTTTCGGCTGGGAGGAAGATTCGCCTTTGGTGGACTTCCTCCTAAAGGTGCACGACGGCGCAATCGGACTTTACGACCTTCTGGTCAAGGGCGACTACACGGGGCTGCTTCACCGGGCCTTCGGCTGGGAAGAAGACTCGCGTCTTGTCGACTTCCTCCTGACTGTCCGGGACACGGTCCTGAAGATCCCCGACGCCTTGACACGGGTGGTCGAGGTCGGTGGAGATGTCGCCAAGTTTTTGTGGGACATGCGTGTGCCGATCGGCATCATTTCTGGGCTGATTATCACTGCCCTTATCCCTCACTGGGTCGCTCTGGGCACCACTGCGCTTTCCAGCGCCATCACCCAAAAGCTCGCCTGGGGCATGACGCAGGCCAGCGCGGCAAAGGCCGCCTTTGTGCACTCATGGGCGGTGACGGTCATGGTGGGCGGCTGGATCGCCATGGGGGCCGCTGCCGTCCGGTCTGGAGCACAGACGGCGGCCATCTGGCTGATGTACCAGTGGGACTCGGTCAAGGCCGTGGCCGCGATGGTGGCAGCCAGGGCCACGATCGTCGGGAGCTGGATCCTGATGGGCGCCCAAGCGATGATCAACGGCGCAAGAATCGCGGCTGGATGGCTGCTCGCCATGGGGCCGGTCGGTTGGATCATCGGGATCATCGCGGCCGTAGTGGCCGCCTTTGTGTGGGCCTACAACAACGTGGGCTGGTTCAAGGACGGCGTCGATGCAGCTATGCGCTGGGTCGGCCAGGCCTTTACCTGGCTCTACGAAAACGCGGTGAAGCCAGCCTTCGATGGGATCTCATTCGCCCTGGGGTGGCTGTACAACACGATCCTGAAGCCAACGTTCGACGGGATTTTGGCGGCCGTGAATTTCGTGGCCGCAGGATTCACGTGGTTCTACTCGACGGTTCTGAAGCCAATTTTTGATTCAGCGGCAGTGATCATCGGCGGTTTTTACCTGTTTTTCCGAGGAATCGGTCAGCTGGTGGCCTCGATTTTCACGTACGTTTTGGTCCCGGTTTTCATGGTCTTCTGGACGGCACTGATTGACGGGTTCGGCCAGATCGGCTCGACAATCGCGTCCTGGTGGAATTTTGCCGTAGCGATTTTCAACCAGGCTGTCGCTTTTGTCCGTGACGTCCTGAGCGCCACCTTCACGTGGCTGTACGAATCCGTAGTCCGGCCGGTCTTCGACGGTATCGCCGCGTCAGCTACGTGGCTGTGGAACAGCGTCCTGAAGCCGACCTTCGACGCTTGGGTGTGGTTCTTCACCACAGTCATTCCAAACGCCCTGAACTGGCTCTATCTGAATGTCGTGAAGCCTGTTTTTGACGGCATCGGAGCAGCCGGTACGTGGCTGTGGAACAGCGTCCTGAAGCCGACCTTCGACGCTTGGGTGTGGTTCTTCAACAACGTCCTGGGGCCGGCCTTCACATGGCTGCATCAGAATGTGATTCGGCCAGCCTTCGATGGCATCGGAAATGCAGTCAAGTGGGTGTGGGATTTCGTCCTGAAGCCGGTCTTCGACTTCCTGACGAAGACCATCATGGAGGACCTTCCGAAGGCCTTCGATCTGGGCGTCGCTGCGGTCAAGAAAATTTGGGAGGGCATCCAAGAGATCGCGAAGGCGCCGGTCCGGTTTGTGATCGACACGGTCATCAACGATGGCCTGATCAACGCCTTCAACGGCATCGCTGATGTCCTGCCCGGCATTGACAAGCTGCCCCGGGTTGCTCTGCCTTCAGGGTTCGCCCGAGGCGGCGTCCTTCCGGGCATGTCTTCCTGGCGTGATGGTGACGATCAGCTCGTCCCCATGCGTAAGGGCGAGGGGGTCTATGTATCCGAGGTGATGCGGGATCCGCTGGAGCGGGCGCGGCTGTTCGCGATGAACCGGGCAGCGATTATGGGCCAGTCCCTCGACAGGGTCAGGGCTATGTTCGGTCAGGGCTTGGCGAAGGGTGGGCTTGTTCACCCGCTGCGGGCCAGCACCGTCTCCCAGCCTTTCAGCGGAAGCCATAACGGCATCGACTTCGCGGCACCGACCGGCACGCCCATTGCGGCTGCTGGCCCGGGCCGTGTGTCGTCCGCTGGATGGTCTGCTTACGGCGGTGGCAACGAGATCCATATCGATCATCCGAACGGCTTGCAGACCTGGTACGCGCACCTTTCATCGTTCGCGGTGAAGCTCGGTCAGATGGTCACTGCTGGGATGAAGATCGGCGAAGTCGGCTCGACCGGCAACTCCACCGGCTCGCACCTGCACTACATGGTGCTCAACGGTGGGTGGCCGAGCTACGTCAACCCGGCGCCGTATTTGGATGGCGGCGGCGAAGCCGGGACGGGATGGAACCCTATCGCGGGGATCATCGACGGCCTGCTTGACCAGTTCAGGAAGGCCTTCCCCGCAGCGGGCATCATGGCCGACATCGCCATTGGTGTGGGCAAGAAGCTGCTGCTGAACGTCTCCGACTTCATCACTGGCGGAGGCGGCCAAGATGACGGCATCGGTTCCACCGGCTTGCCTTACCTGCACGACCAGGGCGGCATCCTGCCGCCCGGGCTCTCGCAGGTAGTCAACCGGACACAGAAGCCGGAGTACATCCTCAACCCTCAGCAGTGGGATGCAGCGTTCTGGGCTATGGAACAGGCGCAGCGTACTGGCAAGGACCAGCCACTCGTACACATCGAGAACCTTCACACGCGCGATGAGGACGAAGCGGTCCGCAGGATCGAAACATCTCAACGCGACGCACTGGCTCTCACCCGATAGGCAGGAGGCCCCATGGGCATCAGTTACGCGACCCCGTACAGGCCACCGCAGCCAGCGGTGAGCCCCTGGACAAGGACGAAGATGACATGGACCGCCAAAGGGGTGACATGGCCGCTGACGGACCCGGCATCAGGATTATTCCTGATGCCGGGCGTCCGCGGCCTGGGATCGATCACCACCGAACGGCATGCGACGTCATCGCCCGCGGTCGCTGGATCCAGACACGAAGGCAACTCGGTCCTTGACCGAAGTGTCTTCTGGCCGACACACATCTTCCACGACGAAGGTTCCGAAGCATGGATTAAACGGGACCGGGCCTTTTGGGCCGGAATGGACCCTGACGACACGGGCGTCTGGACTGTCTTTCACCCCGGCGGCGGCGTGGCCCGGTCCCTCCGCCTGCGGTTCCGCGACGACGGCGACCACACAGTCACCTATGACCCCGTCCGCTACGGCTGGCAAAGCTACGGCATCAACCTGCTCGCCGAACGGCCCCACTGGGAAGGTAATCCGGTTGTCCAGTCATGGAAGAACCCGGAATACCTGCCGTTCTTCGAACCCAACGGGCCACACCTGTTCAACATCGGCTCCGGGGCGGACGTCAAGCTTGCAACGATCGACAATCCGGGCGACGCAGAATCCTTCGCCAGCTGGTATATCGACGGCGAAGCCTCCGAGGCGTCCGTAGGAGTCAACGGGGAGATCGCGCACGTGCCTTTTCCGGTCCCGGCAGGTAAATGCCTGGTCATCGAGTCGGACCCAGACAGGATCGGGGCAATCATGTACGACGTCTCCCCGGACGAACTGGCCCTTGGCCCGGATGAACGCAAGAAACCGTCTGAGCGAATCATTGGGGTTGACCTGATCAACCCGGTAGACCGAACAGCGGATCTCGGAGAAGCGGACTTCCCGCCCATCCCGCCCGGGTCCAAGGTGAAGCTCTCACTCACCCTGGAAGGAACCGGAACAGTCGAAGCAATGCTCCCCACCCTCTACAGGAGGCCATGGTGAGCATCTTCCGAATCGCCGTCTACGACAAGAACCGACAATTCCGATGCCAGATCGGAAACCCATCGGCGCTCGCCGGCACGGTCAGGCACAACATGGTCTCATCGTTGGACCTGACCGTGCCGCTCGCGCACGAGAACATTGGTGAGCTCTTCGCCGATGGAGCACGGGTGAAGGTCATGTTCCGTAAACAGCACCTGTTCTCCGGGGACATCATTTCTGAGGACGGCGAATCAAACGGCGTAAAGGGCTCCGTGACCTTCAACGCCGAAGGCGACCTGGCCGTCTTGAAAGACATCCTTGGATGGCCAGTACCGGCGACCGCCATCAGTGACCAGAGCGCCTCCGAGTATCGGACCTATACCGGAAACGCAGAGACCATCATCAAAACGGCCGTCGCTGAAAACGGAGTGACCCGCATGGGCGTCCCCGGCCTGGTGGTGGCTCCAAACCTCAACCGCGGCGCAGTGATCCCCGGCGGCGTCCCGCTGCGGATGCATCCGCTCTTCGACCAGCTGTTCCCCGCAGTGGAAAACGCCGGCCTCGGCGTCACCGTGCAACAGGTTGGCTCCGATCTCGTCCTGGATGTCTACGAGGCGCAGCCCTACCCGCGCACCCTGCGAGTGAAAGGCCGGACGCTCAAGAGCGTGAAGTGGAACCGGCGTCGCCCGACGGCGTCGCGTGTCGTAATCGGAGGGCAGGGCGAGGGAGTAGCCCGAAAGTTCCGGCAGCTCATCGACGTGCCCAGAGAAGCCCAGTACGGCATGCGGCGCGAGACATTCCGCGATGCCCGGGACGACAACACCGATAGCGTTCTGGACGCTCGGGGCCGGGAAACCTTGGACGAGGCGGGGCCCAAGAACGGGCTGTCACTGGATCTCGTAGGTACAGGGATCTTCCAGTACGGCGGCCCAGGCGGATTCCGAGAAGGGATGAGGGTTCCCGTAGAGGTCGCTCCGGGAGTGATCGTCACCGAGATGATTCGCGAAGTGAACTTCAAATGGGTCTCCAAGGACTACGCCCAAATTACCCCGACAATCGGCGAAATCATCAACCAGCCCGCGCGGATCTTCGCGCAAAGAATTGCCGCCCTCCATAAGGGGCTGCGGAACCAGGAGCGCCGCTGATGCCAGTAGCTTTCATTTCCCGCGGATACGACACAACCCCCGCGAAGCCATACAACGAAGACGCGTGGGCCAACGCCCACGGGGACTCGTTCATCGGAGCAGCCAAATACGGCGTAAACGGTCCCAGTGACTGGAAAGTCAGCATTGTGGCCAGCGCGACCCGCACCGTTTCCATCGCCCCGGGCAAAGGATGGGGCGCGGGCGTCACAGACGAGACCGGAGCCAACGAAACCCTCCAATTCACACCATCAGCCTCTGGGGCTCGGTGGGACACAGTGGCTGTCAGGCGCGATTGGAACCCAACTGCCGGCGTCTCCCAATTTGTCATTATCCCCGGCGGCTCTTCCCGCGCAGTCTCAGGATCGCGGCTGTTCGGTCCAGGAGACATCGATGACCAGCCCATCGCCTTGGTCCAGATCAAGGAGAACCAGACCCAGCCCGAGGCTGTTGTTGATCTTCGCTGCTGGGCAGCTAACGGCGGCGTCCTGGTCAAGGACACTGCCGCGCTCGGCTATCTCGCACGTCTGGGGGCAAAGGTGCGCGTGGGGTCAGCGACATGGTTCTACGGGTTGGACGGAAACGACAATCCTGGCTGGATGAGCGACGCTCCCGACCAGAAGGCGATCCTTCTCTCTGGAGGGTTCGCCCCGTTGGGGGCGGGGATCCTCTCGCCAAACACCCGCAAGCATGCTGATGGCCGGGTCTATATGGGCGGGGCAATTGGCGCCTCCGGCACATCAGTGAATGTGGACAAGGCAATCCCAAATCGGTTCAAAGTCGGGGAAATCGACGTGAGTCATCTACCGGCTGGCATCGAAGTCTTCGAACCGATCGCGACCGCGGCAATGGGCAGGGTTTTCCTCTACGTCTACCCCGTTGGCCATGCGAAAGCCGGACACGTGGAGTTTGAGGCCACCGTCGCAGCCGGGGTGATCCCAAAGGCAGCGTTCTCGATCCTACTCACGGGCGGTTTTAGTTGGGCCTCAGCGTAAGCGGGCGTATAGGAGGGGCAGACGTGTGGACGCTGCGACGATCACAGCTCTTGGGGGGCTCCTCATCGCCTTCGGTGGCGGGGCATGGAAGCTCATTGACCGGGCAGACAAGAAGCGCGAACGGCGGGAGGTGGCTGTGGAGGATCTCCTGAAGGCCAGGGTTGCCGTCCTCGAAAAGCAGATTCTGGAAAAAGATGCCGACCACAAAGCGGACATGCAGAAGCAGGCTGACGCGTTCGAGAAGGAACGTCGGCGGAACAAACGCAATAACACCCGCATGAAAGCAGCTGCCGGCAAGTGGCGGGAGCAGCTGCTAATGAATGACCTCAAGCCCGACCCCGCCGACTGGCCGGAGGACGAAAATGACGACACTGAATGATACGGATCTCGAAGAAGCTGCAGCGCAGGCCGCCAGGTCGCGAAAGTCCGACAAACGTTGGAAATTGGGCCTCGCTTTTGCTGTCCTGCTTCTGGCGGCCGTCACTGTCCTGGCAAGCATGCTCGCGCAGAACAACGCCCGGCTGGCATCTGAAAACGCGACCTTCGCCTCTCAGCAGCAGGAAGAGAAGAAGGACATCGCCAAGGAAGCCGGGCGGGCGCTCTGCGGTTCCGGCGATCGCGAGATCTATGACCGTGAGCTGTGCGCCAAGTGGGCTGAGGCGGCCCAGGAACCGGACGTCGCGCCCACGGAGCCTCCCCAGATCGGAGGCCCCTCCCAAGCCGATCTGGTGAATGCGTTCCGGGACTACTGCTCGAACGGCAATTGCAAAGGCCAGGACGGGCAGCCGCCATCCCCGGATGACGTTGCAGCCGCCTTCGCCCGGTTCTGCGCTGACGGGAAGTGCACCGGGCCCGCGGGTAAGGACGCTAAGGACGGCCGCGACGGCGTTGACGGACAGGGACTCGCGCCCTCGCCGGAGATGGTACTCGCAGCTGTCACGGACTTCTGCTCTACAGGGATCTGCCGAGGCGCGGACGGGGCCACGGGACCGCCCCCAACGTCCGAGGCAATCCTTGCGGCCGTCCAGCAATTCTGTGCAGCCGACGCGTGCCGCGGACCGGTTGGAGCGACCGGCGAGAAAGGCGAGAAAGGCGACAAAGGAGACCCTCCTTCGTCCATCACGTACACATCCGGACCGATGGCCGGTTACACATGCACTGCTGACCCGCCCGGATCCAGCACCTACACATGCGCCGCACCAGTAGCGCCACCAACCACGGGAGCCAAGCCATGAACGACCTTCGTGTGATCATGCTGACCATCGCGAACCAGCTCGCAGGCACGTACATCAACGTGGATCGCTTTGCTGGAAACCAGTGCTGGGACTCAGCGGCTAGGGTGTCCCAGCTCATGGGCCTGCCGATCATCAACACCGGCGGCAAAGGCCGGTGGCCCGGCTGGGCCGGAAATATGTGGGACGCATTCCCGCAATCCAAGGAGATCGACGCGGCCTACTACCGCGTGGGCCCGGATCAGCCGGCCATGCCCGGAGATAAGGCCATCTGGGGCGACTCGTACTACTTCTACCCGGCAACCCATGTTGCCGACGTAATCGCAGACGCCGGGGGCCTGCTGCTCTGCCTCTCACAGAACAGCTCCGGCGCCGAACCGTCGCTGCCGGGCTATGACCCCCAATCATCCGGGCCGACCATCATCCAGCACCTGCCCAAGAACGGGCTTCTCGGCTACATCCGCCCCCGGGCGGGCATCGCCCTGCAGGGCGAAATCACAGAACAGGAGGACACCTTGTCCGAAGCAGAAGTCAGGGAAATCAAGGACCACATCAACGCGGTGATGATCGGCGGCTATGTATGGGGTGACGAAAAGCGCCCAGGCGTTGCGGCCATCGTGACGGAGAACCAGCACCGCATCGACGCCGGCAACAGCAAGCTCGACGGCATCACCTCCATCATCGTCCCGGGCGAGAAAGGCAAACGCGACGCGGGCCCGCTCTTCGGGCTGCTGGCGACCATGCGCGGCGAAAACGCTGGCCTCCTCGTTGCTCTGCGTGCCACAGGCGCTGGCCAGCCAGTGAATCTGGAAGAAGTCAAGGCGGCGTCCAAGCAGGGCGCCGCTGAGGCGCTAGCAGACCTGCAAGCAACCGCCACGACCACCGTCACTCTCAGCCAGGAAGGCTAACCATGGAGACCTTTGATCCCGCAGCACTCAACGCGCTCGCGGCCCTCGGCCCGGTAGCCCTCTGGCTGCTTGCCGTCGGCTTCTTCAGCCCTCTTGTGATTGCCGTGATCAAGCAAGCGGGGTGGTCCCCACGCCGGCAAGCCATTGTGGCGTTCTTGTTCTATGTCGCGGTGGCAACTGTGACTGCTTGGCTCGCTGGCATCTTCAACACAGCTGGCATCATCGTCGCCATCCTGGTCATCTTCGTCACGGCCGGCAACAGCTACAAGCTACTCTGGAAGCCGACGGGGGTTGCTCCTGCTATTCAGGCAGCTACAACGATCGGCGAGGGAAAGCCCACCGAAGTGAAGGCCGGCCCCGAACATCGCGCCGAACTTGGAGGATAAGTGCCAGACTACGCATACGATTCCGAGCTAGTAGCGGATCCGTTCTCATTCCAGAGGGCAGCCAACTCTGCGATCACGATTTACGATGCGAATGACGCGGCTGAGGCATCGCCCCTGGCGCTTAAGGACCTCAAAGGACTGGCTTTGCCTAACCCATTGACGTCCAGCGCGGAGGCGTTCGTCCCTGCATTTGTTGCCGGTACAGCGCAGGTCAAGATGGTGGGCGGTGGCCTTCGTGTTGTGCGCTCCAGTTTTCAAGGCGTACGTGACGAAGCAGTGGCCGCCAAGCTTGCCGCTGAGGAGGCCGCTTCCGATGCTGCGGAAGCTGCGGCGCATGCCCAGGCCCCGACAGATGTGCAGGTTGACGCAGGCGTGGCCAGGGCGGACATCCCCGGGCAGATTGGGCAAGTACTGCCCCCACTAGTTGCGCCGATTGTTCCGCCGCTCGTGGCTCAAGCCATCGCGAACGATCCAACTGTAGCGAACTCGGCCGCAACGATGGCACAGTCGGCCACCGGCCTGATCCCGAAGTGGAAGGCGAACACGGCATACGCCGCCGCGCAAATGGTAGTGGCTCCCTCCGGGGACTTAGTGACAGCCAAAGTGGCATTCACCTCAGGGGCTTCTTACTCTGACGCGAACTGGAACCTTTCGACAGCGGCTTCGATGGTAGCCAGCTCCCTGAAGAACAAGGGCGTCCTTGCTAATGGCACGGATATCAACACCCTGCGAGACACGGGCATCTATTACGTTGCTTCCTCAACAGCCGCGGCGACCATGCCCAACCTGCCATTCACGACTCCTGGGCGAATCATCGTCACGAAGGACCCCGGGGCGACGCTGGTAACCCAGAACGGCATCGGAATCCCCTTGACCGGCGGGAACATCTCGCTCTTCACCCGGACTACCCGGTCCGCCACTCTGTGGGATTCTGGGTGGGAGTCCGACCGTCAGGTCAAGGGGGCCTTGCCTGACGGGACGAACCTAACGACGTTCGCGACGGCTGGTACATGGATCATCACCTCAGCCGCCTCGGCCGCGACCATGAGTGGCCTGCCGCAGCTCGACGGGGTAACAGTCGCCAACGTGGCTATCCTCCATATCTCCACGTACCCAGGGATTAGTGCAGGCGAAGAGGAAATCACGGTTTACGTGGCTGACGGCAACTACGCGAAGTTCAGCCGCGTCCGCCGTATAGCGTCGTCTTGGCCTGGCTGGCAGCACGACAACCCTGCCCCGCTGCCACCTACCGTCACAGCTGTAAGCGACTCGGGACTGGCCCACACCGTCCTGATGGATAACTTCACCCAGAAAATGGGTGGCATCATCCTGGTGGACACACCAACAATCGCTTTTAGGTTCGATCACGGGCTGGCGAACTTCAACAACTTCGTCCGCGCAATCTTCGAAGCCTTCAACTGGAAATACTCCCTGGCGCTTTGCTCTGGCCAGTGGGACCGGGCGGAAAACCTTGGAGTCACCCCATCCACGGTGAATGCCTGGGTGCTCGCCGGACTCGCCGAAATCTGGAACCACACCAAGGACCACGGATCTGGCGACAACTCCGAGGCGGCATGGCAGGCTGCAATCCTTGACGGACTTCGTGAGTTGGAGTCGCAGATCCCCGCCGCGGCCGGAAAGATCTTCGGCCTGGCACCTCCTGGTTCTGCCGGCACCAACTTCGGCGGCTTCATCTTTGGCCAGACTCTTGAAGAGTTTGTGGACTCCGACGGAATCCGCTTCATGTTGCGGCACCACCCCATCGTGGCTGGCTACCTGGCAACAGAGAAGCGCGTTCAAGATGGCAGGCCCCGCCAAGGGATGGGCCACCGAACGATGGATACCTTCTCTCTCTCGGACGTGCAGACGTACGTGGAGCAGGCGAAGGCCACGAAGACGGCTATGCAGTTCATGTTGCACCCGTCCCGTTTGAACACGGCTGGTTATATGTCCACGTCAACTCTCACCACGATCATGGATTACGTCAGGGCTGAGGAACTTGCGGGGAACATTAAGGTAGTCAGCCCCTACGAACAGTTGCTCTGCTCTGTCGTCTAAGGAGGGCACATGGAGGCGCGACTGACCGAGTATTCCAATGCTCGGACCTACGAAGGTGAGGGCGGCCGAACCTACGCCAATCGTGAGGACGCGCTCGAACTTGCTCGGCGTCTTGCCGACAAGAACCGTGATCTTCTCGAACGGCTCTCTCGGCAATAAAAAAAGACCCCCACCCTTAGCGGGTGGGGGTCTTTTTGTCGTTGGCGGACATTGCCTTGCGGAGATCGTTTCCGACGGCTTCCCAGTCGGACGGGCGGACGCGCTTAGGCCTCTGAGAGATGAGGCTTTCAGTTGTCTTGCCTGACAGGTCCATCATCGCGAGAAAGCCTCGCAGCTTACCTACGACCGGCGAAACCATGTGTCCATCTGTTCCTGGGTGACGCCAAGGCTGTGGAGGTCTTCCATTTCCTTGGGTTCATCGTCAGGCTCGTCTGCTTCGACCGGCTCGGCTGGCGCCTTCCATTCGCCGGCCATGAGGTCATTCAGGTCGGTTCCGTCCGGTAGGGGCTGATTCTCAGTCATCGTCCTGATCCTAGCCGAACAGCACTCGGGCGCGAGACTCTGTTGGGTGCAGCTTCCGGCCGTCGTGAAGCCAGACGTTCTCTTCGTCGTCCTTGGAATAGGTTGCTGCCGCCTCGGCACTCAGGGTGTTGATGTGCTGCTGGACGGCCCTGTCGAAGGAGTCGGCCACAATGTGAGAGTCATTGAGTTGTGCCGCCGCCTCTCGTTGCTCATTCGCATCGCTGCCTTCTGCCCAGACGTCCCAGATTTTCAAGCCACGTGCTTGGTCCTCCGTGGGCCACAGTCGCCGCCCCATGGCGTCGTCGGGGTGCTCGAAGGATCGCTTGTACCAGCGACCCCCCTGTGTGTGAAACAGGGTTGACGGGTTTTCGCCCTTGGGCCCGAGGAATTCCCGGCGTCCTTTGAATGACCCCGCCAGTTTGTCAACGGCATCGAAGAAGCTTGCGGCCTTCAAGGGTTTCTCGTTGAGTTTCTCAGCTTCACCGATGCCCGCTACGGCCTCGACCCAGATGTCCCACGCTTGAACTTCCGGCTCTGCATCAATGAACCGTTCGACCATTAGGGTTCTTGGCTTTAGGGGGACGCTATGGTCGGAGATCCACCGACCACGACACGGATTACCGTCGGGATCGACCATCCCTGTGACCACTACTCCTGCGGGGATAACGTCGTTCTCTTCGTAGTCCGTCATAAGTATTTCTGCTCTCTCTTTTTGCATCTGGATGTTACTTTGCGATATCGCGCCTTGCCCTCAAGATGCGCCCTACAGTAGCCCGGACACCTCCAGCTGAGTTCGCCGATCAGCGAGATGGCAGATGTCACCCCTGATCTCATTGGCTTCCCTCTGCAAGTACTCAGCTTCTGAACTGCCCGGGCGGAAGGTCATAGCTTCAGCCTCCAAGGCGCCGGCCCTTGACTCAACTGCGTCAATTTCGGAAACAACCTTCGCGTGGTCCACTCTTACAGCTTCTCGAAGGGCGTGCCCCATGGATGCTTCGTCAAGTTGCCAACCCTGCGCAAGACCGTTTTGGAGGCTTTGTCGGGCAGCTGCCATCGCGACAGGGCTTGCTCCGACAGGATGATTCAGTGAGACCTGTCGCAGTATGGACTCGACTGTGAAGTCTTGGGCGGCGGCGTGGGCCTCTCTGGCGGCAGCTTGGGCATCGGCAACGACAGCCTCCATCTCCTGCAGCGCTGCTTCGATCTCCGCCTGACGGTCGTTTCCTGCGGTCTCGTGGAAGAGCCGTTGGTAGAAGTGTGCGCTTTTCGTGATGAGAATGTCCTGTCCTGTCTCTTCACGAAATTCCTGTATGAGCTCTGGGCGAGGGAGCGTCGGGTGCAGCTTCATCCACCAGTCTTCCTTGCCATCCTCTGTTACGAAGATGACATCCTTCTTCTCCTGGGTGGCACGATCCATCAGTTGCCTCCAGAGAACGTAATCGCCGTACTTCCGATTGCCTGGTTTGTCCTTTATGTCCATATAGCCCGGAGGTATCTGCTCTCCAAACCGCTTGGATCCCTCCTTGAACAAGCCATCCAGCCGTTGCCTCGAAGGCTTGTCTCCAACGCGGCCATCGAACAGCTGAGTGATTCGATCCAAGACCGTGTCCGGCGCCTTGATGCTTGTCAGTTGCGCAATGGAGTCAAGTTCTGCAGTCAGTTCGTCACGATAGACGGTGAGCGCGTTGATCGCATCTGCTTGGCTCTTCGAGGCCTTCAATCTAGATTGTTTCTTGAACTCGCTCAGCTCATTGATGACAGACTTGATCCGGTTAGCGCGTTGCTGGTGAGCGTCGGTCTGCCTCGCCCTCTGCTTGTGTGTATTCCGGTGGAACTCCTCTGCGACCTGGTAAGGAATCCACAGCCGATCTTGGCGCTTCGAAAGCGCATCGAAGTGCTCCGCGGCGGTGGATTCTTGCACGTCGTAGAAGAACAGCAGGAGATTCGTGTCAAGGGTGATGATGCCCTCGTCCCAGATCTTGTCGATCTCTTCTTGGGTGGGTTGGTGGTAGCCGCGGAACAGATCGCGCAATGTGGTGTCCTCCATCATGAGTGATGAGGTCAATTCAACCGAGAACTCCGGCGCACACCTAATCGTCTCGGCGCTCAGTGCAACAGAATCTTTGGCATGATGGATGTCGTGATGCTCCACCCCCCGTCCGCTTTCCTGCTCGGAGGCGTCACCTACGAGTTCGTGCACCCGGAGCGTATTGGCCCCGTGGAGGACGTCCGCTCATGGGAACCGGACAAGTGGCCCAAGGTGCACGCGCAAGTGCCACTAAAGACTGGTGGCAAGGTTGGTGTCTATGCGCTGGCAACACATTGGAACCGAACCCAGATCAGCATTCAATGGCTGGACGATGACAAAGACAGCCTTACCGTTTGGCTGCCGAAGGACGATGTCCGACCTGTCACTAACTCTGAGTGGGACATCGACGAATATAACCGCTGCCCAAAGTGGCTTCGGGTGGTTCAGTGGGGCAAAAGGCTTCCAGGCTTTCTACCCGAGTAGTCGGCTGGCGGTCCGCACCATGGATCGACGTCGGGTCTTGAGTAGAGCTACGGTTGCGGGGCGATAGGCTACGGCAGCTTCTGTTTGGATAAGCCGGTTGATCTCTTGCCAGTACCTGGTCGGAGACATGCCAAAACGTTCCATGGCGGCTGAATCCAGGGAACCCGCATGCTTGAAGTGTTCGCCGGCCAAGTCAAGCATGGCCTTGTGTTGGTCGGTGAGCATTGTGGAAGCTTAGCGATCAGCACCGACAGAGTAGCTTCGGAAGAGACTAGGCCCTTTTCACAAATGTGAATTGGTCGCTATCTCACGCGCCATCTACATCAGAGCCGATGCGGGTGGGATCAGACCACAGTCACTAGTGTGACTAGGTTCAAATCTCTACCAACGAGGATGAACAGTAACCCGCGCTCGCGGGCGTCCTGGCGCTACCTCCACGTGGGTAATGAGCCGCGACAGAAGATCCCGCTTCGCGTCAATGGGCAGGATGGCCCAGTTTTCTAGGAGGTCGGGGATGAGGGAGGCAGGCGGCCGTGAGGCAACGACCTGGGCGTCCCGGATGGAGATCTCCAGTTCCGCCCGCTGCCCCTCCAATTCGTCCCGCAAGCGTCGGTAGGTGTCGTCGGGGATTGTGCCGTCGAGCATCTTGTTGGTGAGCTGGTCCATTCGCGTGCCCAGCTTGGCCAGCTGCTTCCTGAGGTGCCCTACAACGTCGATGGCTATCGTTGCTTGCTCCTCGGCCCGAGCGGCAAGGTCGGCTTCAGCTTCGACATTTGCCGCCACATCTTCAAGCCAGGCGAGAACGTCAGTTTCGACGGTGCTGGTCATGACGTACCCACCCGTGTGCTTTCGTTTGCTTCCGACGGCTCCGCATTTGTACTTGGGAGACCTGTTGGCTCCGTAGAGTCCCGCGTGCATGGTTGCTCCGCACGCGCACCTGATCATTCCGGAAAAGAGGTATTGGGAGCGTTCGCTGCGGCGATTCACGCGGCGGGTTTCCCTGCGTGCCAGGTATTCGTTCCACTCGGCCTCGGTGATCACGGGTTTATGGATGCCGGGTATGCGTTCCCCATGGTAGGTGATGTAGCCAGCCCCGAAGCCCTGGTCCATGATCCTTCTGACAGTGCGATCCGACCACAGCCCGTCATTAGAGACGCCGTAACCTGTTGACGGCCTGGTCGGACCGTCATTGAGCCACTTCACGAGTGAGTAGATCGACTGTCCGGAGAGGTAACGCCGGTAAAGCTCGGCCAGTATCGGCCCGGATATTGGATCAGGGCTGAATCCTGCTTCCTTGGTGTACTGGTAACCGAAGCGTGGCTTCCCGTTGGCGGGAATGCCGGCCTTCACGCGCCTGGCATGGGATTCCTTCCACTGCTCCCCCATCCTCTCTGACTCGAAAGCGGCGAGCTCCGCAAGCATCCCCCGGGCGAACCTGCCTGAGGACGTCGTGGTGTCCATAGGTTCCGTGGCAGACTCCATGCGGCCGCCGATGCCTTCGACACGGTCAACGGCGATTGCCCAGTCTTTCCGGTTCCTGGATACGCGGCTGATCTTCCAGACAACCAGGACGTCGGCTGTACCGGCTTCGATCATGCCTATGGCACGCTCGACCTGCCGGCGCTTCCAGAAACGTCCAGTCATGTCCAAGTCTGTGATCGTCTCTACGATCTCGTACCCGTTGCGCTCGCAGTGCTGTTCGATGGAGGCCAGCTGCAGCTCCGGGCTGATCATGCCGTCTCGTTCTTTGGATACCCGAATGTAGGCGACGGCCCTCTGGGGCGCGTTTTGGACAGCCCTAAGGTGGGCCCTTTGTGTATTCACGGTCGGAAGGCTCTCTAGGTGGAAAGGTTCAGGCGGCGAGGCGTGCGCGGAGGAGTTCCGCCAGGGAGTCGCGTTCTGCTTTGGTCAGGGCGGCGATGTAGTGCTCTACTACGTCGGGCAGGACTCCGAGGCGGTGGGCGATGCCTACGGCGTCTTGGCGCTCTAGGTAGGCGTCTATGAAATCCTTTTTGGAGATCAGCCTCACGGCCGCCCAGGTGTCAGCCTCTCGTTCCTGCCGGCGGCCGCGTCCCCTGTGCCGATGAGCCGCGTGCCCCAGTTCGTGCATCAACGTGCACAGCAGCTGCAGGGGGCCGAGCCCAACTCTAAGGGTGATCAGATGGAGATCAGCGTCATAACTACCCCACGCACCATCTGGTACCCAGCCGAAGCGGATCCGGACTCCCAACTCTCTTGCGTACGAGTCAGGTGTCCTCGGGATTCTGATCATGTGCAATGCCCCCTGGTGCTTTCTTGGCCGCCAACGTCTCCCACTGCTCTTTATGCAGACGGTCAATCGCATCATCGCTTAGAGGCACGACAGTATTACTTTTCAAGTCCGGGTCGGTCTTCTGTCCAGGGCGAGCGTCACGGCGCTCGCTGGCACGACGGATGTCGATTGGCGGTTCCTGGTCACTGCTGAGTTCTGCATCTGCTTGGCCCTGATTCATGTCCACGAGGATGCGCAGCATGTCGATGGCTACCTTTCGCGCTTTAGGCGGAAGATTATCGACACCCGCCGGCAACTCCTCGGCAAACGGTGGACCGGGGACAGGTTGCCCCGCGGCCGTGAACGCGAGCTGCTCACTAACGCCGGCCAACCAAGCGATGGCCTTGATGGTTACTTCAGAGGGCGCGGACTTGTAGGTTCCGCTCCTAACCTGGTTGAGCGTCGTGTGAGTAACCCGGTAGCCCTGCTTCTGCGCAAGGATGCTCAACTGCCGAACGGACGTCTGATGACGCTCCACGGCAGTCTCCACGAGGTTGCGGAGGCTTGGGTTCATGTTCACGGCGGTAACTCTTCCCGGCTATGCCTCGCTATTGGAAGCGGCGACACGCCATGCTCTGACAAGTGACAAGTCCATCTTTGCAGGTGACAGGCGGAAATTGCCGCTTATCAGTTTGACAAGTAGTGGAATATGGAACATGATCAACTTGTCATCTTGAAAAGAGGAGAGTAGAAATGAACTCAGCAACAATCCGTCGCCGCCCACCACAAGCCAAGAAGGAGGTCTGGATGGAAATCAGGGATCCGGAATTGATCCGCCGCCGCCGCCTCGCCAAGCGATACACGCAGCGCGATGTAGCCCATCTGGCTCGGCGCTCGCAAGCTGCTGTCCAGCAGGTGGAGACGGGCAAGATGAAAACGATCTCCGAAGCGTTCGCCATGGGCATCGCATTTGCCCTGGACTGCGACTGGGAGGACCTCTTCATTGATCACGAGCACAAAGCCGCGCCCAATGTGGAAGGTGGAACACGAAACGCTTCTCACCGCACGGGGGCCCGCAACGTAGGTCAACACCCTCGCCGGATGCACGTATGAGCGGCTACAGAACGGTCCACTCCGTTGAGGCAGTGTCACAGCACCCCACTGATCTTTACCCGAGCGGGGTCTCGGTCCAGCGGCACAGGGTCGAAGTCATTGCGTGGAATGAAGAGGCTCCTTCGCTGGTAGCGGTCAGCTCCGGCTACGACAACGAGAACACGATGTTCCAGGTCGAGGATCTGGAGCTGTTCATCAAGCTCCTGCAGCAAACCAAGGCTCTCCTTGAAGCGGCCCCCAAAGACCCCGACGCGGCAGCACCTTCCCCCGCTGCTGCCGCGTCGGCCACCTCGCCCTCAGCGGAGAACCACTGAGGGCAGAAAGAAGGCGGCCCAGTGCTATTCCGCCAAGAACTCACTGGACCGCCCGCAGATAACCCAAGAGCCAGGCACCTGATCTGAACAAGGCCTGGCTCTCGAATCAGAAAAGAGTCTAACAAATGGTCATCAGAAGACTCCGGCAACTACCGCCGGAAGCCCGCCCTCACATCGCCGCCGCTGGCCGCGTTCTTGCAGAGGCAACAGCCCGCATGAACAGCATGAGCCCCCGCGAGATCGCAGAGGCCGCCTATACGCCCGGAGGTCCGTCCCTGGAGCAGCTGGAGAAGCTGGCCGAAGCCCGCCTCATGGGCCGGCCTATCCGCACCGCTATGGTCGCCGCCGAGGTGGCCTGATGGCGAACAATGAAGCGGCAGACCTACTCCCCCGCAATTCCTATTTCCACGCCGTCGATCGGCAGATGGAAACAGACTCCTTCCCGTCCAAGATCATCCCGACAGAACAGGGACGCCGGCACAAGCTCCTGACCATCGCCATTCAGGATGCCGAAAACCTCATCGGAGCACTCAAGACGGCCAAACAATTCGACCGCCTGGGCAACATCGAACACGCACTCCCACAAATCACGGACGCGCTCGCCGATGTGGTGGCCAAGGCGAACAACTTTGTTGCAGACGTGGAAGTGTCAACGGGCCGTTATCGTGGCGCCGTTGCCACCTCCTCCACCGAGGCTGCCGGGGGGCAGCCTGCTGAAACGGCAGCTGCCGTCGATGGCCCCGACGCGTCGGCGGCAGCTGCCTCCACTCCGGAAAGGGAGGGCGACAACATCGCTCATTTCGAGTGGAGTGATCCAACCTCGGCGCCGATGCCGAAGCCGGGCCCTCATCTGGCGTCGGTGTCAATCTTCGACCCGAACGCCTCTCAGAAAGATCAGCTCGCGGCGTTGGATGCACGCGTGGCTGCTGCACGTTGGGGCGGGGACAGAAGATGAAGACCAGAAAGCGGCTTTTCGCTGTCATTCAGCCCATCGGGCACCGCCCGTATAAGGACCGGGCGAATCTTCACTTCCGTGACAACACGGAGCTGACTGCTCAGCTGACGACGTATGCGCGTACCAAGTGGCCGGTGCCGCAGAAGGTCGCGGTCGATATCCATGCGAAGCAGATCATCGTGGACGGGACACCCCGCGCGAACTTCTCGCTGCATGAGTACCGCGCCGCCGGGGACCAGGGGGTGGGTGCGTGATGCGCCCGACGGCGCGGGTCGGCCGGTATCGCCGCCGCGCTTACCTCTACGGGCCTCTGGTCATTCTCGGTGCTGCTCTGGTCCTCATGACGTGCCCCACGATCAACGGCGCTTATCTCGCGGGCATGTTGGTCATGATGGCCGGGGCCGGCGGATTCGTTCTCGAGTCAGGGCCGCAGCCCAGGCAAAGAAGATGATGGCCGGCGATTGGGGGCGCCGATGACAGATAGACCACCAGGAGCCCGCCCCGGCGCCGCCCCAGTACCCCAGACAGCGGACGCTGTCCCGGTCCTTACTCAGAAGGACCAGGAGAACGTCCACCGCCAGAGGCAGGAACCAGCCACGGAACAAGAGTGGCTAGGCAACCCAGTAGTCCGTGATGACGCTGCGTTGCGCCTACTCCGCATCGAACGCACGACCACCCGCGCCCTTTCGGCGTTGCAGGATGGCGAACTCGATGCAGCAATCAGCCGGCTACAGGCCGCGCTGACCCTTGCCCTGGCGGAGCAAGCATTCAACCACACTTGCGAAGGACAGCCATGACACCCGAATTCAGAATGATCCCGGTCGCGGATCTCCTGGACCACCCACAGAACCCGAGAGACGATCTCGGGGATCCGCAGAAGCTGGCCGAGCTGGCCAACGACATAGCGGAGAACGGCAACACCGAGGCCTTGCATGTCTTCCCGATCACCGACGGGCAGGAGGCAGGGAAGTTTTTGTTGGTCGCTGGCCACAGAAGAACGGCCGCGGCCCGCCTGGGCAACGTGGACGAGCTGTACGCCCGTCTTCGCCCGGATCTGGACACGTTGGATAAGCAGCTCGAAACGATGCTGCGGGAGAACACCCATCGCGAGGGCTTGACCCCGATCAACGAAGCGAAGGCCATTCAGGCGATGCTCGACTGCGAAGGTATGTCGGTCAAGAAGGTCGCCAAGCGCATCCACCGCTCGGAGACTTTCATCCGTTCCCGCTCCGCCCTGGTCAAGCTGCCGGAGTCTGCGAAGTCGGCAATCGATGCGGGCCGGATGACGCTGGAGCAGTCTCAGATCTTTGATGAGTTCGCCGACGATGCAGAGGCCACGGAAGAGCTGACGAGGAACGCTGGCACCAAGGACTGGGACTTCACAGTGAACAGGCTCCGGGGCGCCAAGGTGAGGAAGTTCAAGACTGCCGCGTCGGAGCAGCTCATCAACGACTTGGGGATCAAGACGATCTCGAGCTACGACTCCTACAGCTCCAATAAGTACAGCCGGGACTACGACAGAGACAAGACGCCTGCCGAGCGCGTAGCTGCGGGGCAGGTGGCGGTCCTCAGCTCGCACGGCGAATTGGAGTGGTTCGACGTCAAGCAGTCCACGAAGAAGAAACTGACTGACGCGGAGATCGCGGACAAGAAGCGCCTCAAGGACATCGCGGCTGGCCTTGAGCAGGCCGACGCGTTGTGGCTCGAATTCCTCGAGCGGAAGATCCGCGACGCGGCCGGGCACTTCGACCGGCCAGAGGATGCCCCGGCTGTGATCACACTGCGGAAGACCATGTTTTCCGGGTACGGCAACAACTACCATTCCCGCGCCGCGAGGGTCTTGGGGATCTCAACCTCCCCGATTCGATCAGAAGCCGAAACGGAAGCCATCAACGCGGCTATCGACAAGCTCAAGCTGCTGCAGCTGGCGTACCTCCATGCGTTCCTGCACCTCATGAAGGAAGACCTGCACAAGCCAAGCACGTGGCAATGCAGGTACGCGTGGGACCGATCCTCCTTGCAGAAGTTCCTGGATACCCGTCGCGAGATCTTCGGATACGACGTCACGGCCTATGAGCAGGAAGCCATCGACTACTGGGACGAGAAGGAAAAAGTAGCCGCGGCCGAATCCGCCGAGAACGACGAGGGGTGGGATCTCGAAGATGAAGACGCCTAAGCACTTCCTGAAGCGCAACGCCGATAACGAAGCCGTCTGCGCCTGCGGTTTCCGGCCCGCGATCCTGGACGACCCAGCGGCCATCGGCATGCAGTGGAAGGCCAAGCGAGACGTCTTTGACCACGTGGACGCGATGTCAGGCTACCGCCCCTCGGCACCATTCGAGGTCAGCCCCGACCGACGCTATCCGCGGGCTGGCGTCAGGCCAGGAGCCAGCGGACGGTGGAAGCTCACACTTTGGGACGAGCCCGACGTCATGCACGCACTCCCAGCCGAACACCAGTGGCACGACACGGCCCGGGAAGCCTTCGACTACGGCCAGCTCGTCATCAGCACCCACCGGCGTTCCGGCACCCGCCTGAACGGAATGGGCCGCTGATGGCCTGGGCCAGCACGGACCAGCGATGGCAAGACCAGAAGATCCGCGTCTACCGCAGCCGATACGACGAAGCCGCCCGGATCACCGCGGCACTCGTCATCCGCCGGCAGAACCTCCTGACCGAGATCCTCGCCGACGACCTGGACGGAATCGACACCACCAACAAGTCCCGCCGACTCCGCCAAACCGACGACGAGCTGGACCTCGCACGCGACAACCACCAAGCCGCCTGGGCAGCCCTCCAAGCAGAAGAAGCCCAGCACCACATCCACGAACCACGAGAGGCCAGAAGATGACCATCACCACTACAGAACCCACCACAACCGCAGCCCCGGCGCTCGCCGATTTGAAAGTCACGGCCACTGGCACAGAGTGGCTGCGCAAGCTCTCCGCCGTTGGAGTAGCTATCTCGGCCCGGCCCGCGGTGCCCGTCCTGAGTTTCATGGTCGTGGAGTGCAACCGGGGAAAGGCAACTCTTACGGGTTACGACTATGCCAATACTGCGTCGGCCAGGCTGAGTCATGAGCCGGTAGACACTCTGCGCAACTCCAAGGCCCTTGTGCCGTTCCATTGGCTGGTGAGAACCGTCCGCGTCCTGACTGCACGCAAGCGGGACGTCCCGGTCACTGTTGAGTCGAAGGCGCTGCTGGGGCAGCAGATGGTCACGGTAACGGCCGCGGGCTACACCATTCCCTTCCTCCACGGGGTGCCCCTCTCGGAGTACCCGCCGATCCCGTCACACGGCGTCCTGGATGTCTTCAACGTTGACAGGAGCGAACTGGCAGGGGCATTGGACCGCGCAACGGTAGCGGCGAGCAAAGACGACACCCTGCCGCTCCTGACTGCGATCAAGCTGGGATGCAGTGGTAAAAAGCTGACCATTCACGCGACGGACCGCTACCGCCTCTCTTCCGAGACGCTGACCTTGTCCCGGAGGGTGCAGGAGTTCACGTTCCTTTTGCAGGCAGCAACGTGGAAAGCGATGACGAAGCACCTGATCGGCGAACAGATCACTGTCGGAGTTCTGGCAGCGGGCGACATCGCCGGGCGTAGCGGGGGCTGCGAGACCCTGAACATCGGCTCGGACGACGTTGCGTTCACTCTTTCGCCGGTTAGCGGAGATTACCCGAAGATCGAATCCTTGTTTGAGGCCGAGTACGGCCAGACCGTGGACGTCAACCGTCGGGATCTCCTCGATCAGGTGATGGTTGCCAGGGAGCTGAATGAACGGAATACTCCCGCCATCGTCAAGATCGGACCGGGCTCAGTCTCCGTCTCTCCTAACTTCCACGAGGGCGCGGACCAGGCAGCCACCCCCGTGCTCTTGGCCGACACGGTGAACATCGACGAACCGGCAATGGTCGCCTACAACCCTCACTACCTCCTTGAGGCGGTCCGAGCTATGAAGGCCGACGTCGTGAGGTTGTCGATCCACAGCCTGACAAAGCCTCTCTGCCTCTCTCCGGTCAATGAGAAGGGCAAGAGTCAAGGCACTTATCGGCACCTGATCATGCCCGTACGCCTGCCCAGCGACTACCTGGGCGGCGAGTAAATGGCTTGGATCCAGCTGACCCCAGAACAACACGAAGATGCGATGATCGCGCAGCTGCTCAGCCGCCCGCAGAAGCTCAAAACGTGCAGGGCCTGCGACAAGGTGCAGAACGCCCAGGGCGAGTGTGATTGCTCATGAACGACATCGAAGCGCCGGCACTGAAGGCCGTCACGGTCAAGAACCCGTGGGCATGGTCTATCCTGCACGCCGGCAAGGACGTCGAGAACCGCTCACAGTCCATCAAGCACCGCGGCACCCTGTACATTCACGCCGCGAAGAAGGACGACGAGGCAGGCTACGAGAATGAGACGTTCCGCCAGGCGCGGGACGCTGCTCCGCTGGCCGTGAAGAACGCTGTCCGCCTCCAAGGTCACGTACTCGGAACCGTGGAAGTCGTCGGCTGCCACTATTCCCTCGATTGCAAGACAGCCGACGGCTACTGCTCCGAATGGGCCCGCCCCGGGATGTACCACTGGGAGCTGGCGAACCCGCGGCCACTCGCGTGCCCATTCCCAGAGATCGGACAGCTGGGCCTGTGGAATCTGGCGGCAACGAAATGAGCCGGCCCATGGAGCTCACGATTCATCCTCCAGTTCCGACATTCCCACCGGAAGTGCCCCAGGGCGGGACCCCGTTCTCTCAGGCAGTCGGTAGCTTCCGCGCATCTGTGGAATGGCAGGTGGAGCGGATCAAGGAAGCCGCACTCTCGCAAAGCAAGCGTCTGACCGACGTCGAGCTCGCGGCCGAGTTCTGGCACGCAGCCCAGGTCGCCACCTACGCACGCGGCCGAATCGACTGGGGACTTGACGTCTACAAGCCGATGTCTGCTGATCGGGCCGAGGACATCGAACACGTCTTGAGTCGATTCGCGGAGCTTCCCCACTACGACGAAGAAGCGCCATGAAAGAGGAGTGCATGCACCCCGGCGAGCACTGCCAGCCGCTGCACTGCCCTGACTGCGGACGATACAGCCGCCACTCATGGGACACAGGAGGATTCTCCACTCAGAACGGCTGGAACCAGCACTGGGGAGGGATCTGCATCAAGCATGGCCCCTGGTCGGACTCAGCCGCATGACCACCAGCGCAGACCCTGAGCCCCAAGCAGACCCGGCACCGGTACTGACGGCCAAGCTCGCGCAACTCCTGAAAGACCACCCCGACTTCTACGCCCAAATCTTTCCCACGACAAAGGACAAGTCATGAGCCAACTGATTCACAAACAAGGAAAGGCCCGCTGGGTCTACAGATGCGACCTCTGCGCCGTAGAGTTCACCGCCGTTGACCAGCTGCGCATCCTCGAAGCCCGCAACACCCACGTACGCGGCAGCCTCACCCACCTCCAGAACACCCTGGCCGAGGCCGTCCGCCCCGTCCTTGAGTTCGTCAACGACCTCGCGCTCGCCGCTGAGTCGTTCGGCAAGATCTTGTTCACTCCGCCCAAAAACCGCCCTCACGATCCGAGTCTGTTGAAGGACCGGCGGAAGTGGGGCGGACGATGACTGATGCTATTGCACCGCTGCTGGCTCCAGTCCAGAACCGAGTAGACCAAGCCGAAGCCAAACGTGCACAGTCGCGCGCGAACCCCGACCCGATCTTCGACGCCGCGATGATGCTCGCCATCCAAGCCTCATCCATGGACGTCCCACCACTGCTCGGAGCGCTCGCCGCAGCTGAGGCCGCTCTGGACCAGATGTCCGACGTTGCTGAGCGCGTCTACGAGAAGTTCGATCGGAACGGCAATGGCTCCATCAACTCACTCCGTCAGGCGGGACGTGCCCAGGGCATCGCTGAAGTCGTTCGCGTTGTTCGTGCAGCCGTGGTTGCTGCACTCGAAGAATGCACATGCGCCTTGGTCGGGTGCCGGCATCAGCGATCGCTTACTGAGGAAGGCCGACGGCGAGTCCTGGCCGAGATAACCCAGCATGTTGCGACCACCGGGAGTCTTCAATGAGCAGCGTTACCGAGGAACTGCATAACTCTCACTCAGCAAACGGAATCAAACGGCCTGGCTGCAAGCTCTGTGAACCGACGGCCGTCCACTACGTCGAGCTGACAGCCGCCGAACCAACCAGTGACGGTTGGCGCGACGCACCCAGCCTGAAGTTCGAATGCCGCGGTGACGCAACAGCTGAGTGCCACCAATACCCCGATAGCTGCGGTTGTGAGAGCTTCCCCTGCGGTCACCCATACGTGTCACATGCGAAGTGCTGGATGCAGGACTGGTTCGACACGAACTCTGCCAGCTACGAGGGCGAAGACGGCGACTTCATGGCGGAAGGGGGCCTACCCCGAGACGTAACCCGGTCCGGGCCGATCTCTACGAGCTGGGAAGAGGAGTACGTGGCATGGGAGTGGATCGCGTGAGTACGGAGCAGATGGAAGCCCGGCGGGAGTTGGGGCAGTTGATCATGGGGCGTACTGCGCCCGCTGCCGCTGACGCGGTCTTGGCCGCCGGATACCGCAAACCCGCAACCATAACGACCGCGGAAGAACTCGACGCACTGCCTGTTGGGTCCGTTGTCGCAATGATTGGGTCCGAGCCAGATTCTCCTGCCGTTGCGTGCCGCGCTGCCCGCGGTTGGCAATTTCTTGGGGCTGATCCGGAGCGCCGATATAACTCATCCAGCCTCATGCCATCCCCCGAACCGATAACCGTATTACATACGCCAGGTGAGGGCGCATGAGCCGGGAAGATGCCGTTGCAAAAGCACTGTTCGAGATCCGTGACGATCCGTACGACACCGAGAAATGGGAAGAGATCGATTCCTCGGAACGTGAATTGTTCGACTGCCAGGCACGCGCCGCATTAGCAGCGGCAGACCTCTGGGAGCTGGCCCACGGTACTCACAAGACCAACCTGAACGAAGAAACCGAAGAACGGGTCGCCCGAGCGATCTGCGCGGCTGAGTTCCCCCAAGTGCCGCCCGCCTACGCATGGAACGTCCAATTCGAGGACGGTCAACGCCACTACCGCGAAATGGCTAGAGCAGCGCTCGCCGCTGCCACCGGAGAAGAGGAGGGGTAGTGAGCGTCCATACCGTAACGGTCACCAAGCTGGACAACATGCACGTTGAGGGCCTCGCTGACGAAGAGTACGTAGACGGCGTGGAGTTCGTCATTGATCACTGCCCAGGCGGCGACTGCACAGTGTGGTGGACCTGTGCAGAGTGCGGCAAGTCAGGTCACCAGCCCACCGAGCTAGAAGTGCAGGAAGGTGAATACACAGCCCACGGAGAGGTCCACCAGCAGATAGACGGCGAGTGGATGGTCGAGTCCAAGAGCTGCGCCGCCCGGGCAACAGACTCCGGTGCTGACGGAATGCAGGAAGTGGCGCAGGCCGCCGGCCTTGGCACACATCAGATCGATGTCAGCTATTGGGGTGACGGCTGCTGGGAGGTCAGCTTGGTCAAGCTGACCGACTCCGACCGGTGAGGCTTTGCCCGGCATGCGGCCATCACCACGGAGCCCCTGGCGACGAGTGGCCGTCCTGCTACGGCTACACCTACCCAGAAGATTCGAACGGCATTCGCCGGTGCGCTTGCACCGGCCCAGCGACAGAAGGACAGGTATCACGATGAGTGATCAATTCAACAAGCGGTCAATGCCGCTGATTCAGGCAACAAGGGATGCGGAGAACCCCAAAACGGGGGTCACGTTAGCCGAGCTGGGCCAGTTCATCCAGGAGGCGGAACGGGCGGGGATCGACCCCCGCACCCCGGTGCTGGTCCGAGTGGGCTTCGCATCCCAGGTCAAGCAGCTCAAGACCGGCGGCCGCACCCGATGAAGAAGCAACAACCCGGGCGGGACATCGTCCAGTACGCAGAGGGCGTGCTCGGTGTGCAGCTGTCACCGTGGCAACGCATACTCCTGCGCGCTGTCATGGAGGGCAGGCCCATAGCCGCAGCCCAGCGCCGGAAATTCTTTTACACATCCGCGTCGAGATCGGCGCCAACCACGAAAGCAGGTCCATCCAGTGCCATGGCTGAAGCAGGGCGACGCGGCGGCGAATCACCCCATCGTCCTCTCGGCCGTGGAAATGGACGACGCCGATGACAGGATTCTCAACGAATGCTTCGGTTTCGTCGCCCGCTGCGCGACCCAGGCCGCAGCGTACGAGCAGGACTACATCATCAGCGTCGGCACGGCCCGGCAAATGGCTGGTTCCCTCGGCCGCTACAACGAACTGATCAAAGCTGCGAAGTTCTGCGGCTACCTTTCGGAAACGTCAATCACAGTGGAAGGCGAGCAGCGCAAGGCGTTCAAGCTGGTTGAGGACAACGACCTCTTCCACATGATCCTGAAGGCCGAGCGTGAGTGGGACAACCAGAGAAAGAAGGACACGCGGAACAATGAACTGACGTGGAGAGTAAGAGCCCGCGACGGCGACGCATGCAGATACTGTGGCAAGTCAGTCGCCTGGGGAGACACCAAATCCGGACGTGGCGCCACCTATGACCACACCAACCCCGGCAAAGCGGCCACAGTAGACACCCTCGTTGTCTGCTGCCGCGAATGCAACGGACGCCGCCAAGACGATCCCGAGAGCACCTGGAAGACCCTTCCAGTTCCGGCAGAGCCGATCATTGGCCCCGCAACGGCCGCTTTCATCGCCAAGCACGGCACCCCGATCGAACCCACCTACACCCGCCCAACCGCAACACCGGCCACCAGCGCCGCGGCAACGGACGACACGAACCCCGTAGAGCAGCCCCCGCAGGCCGCTCCGGGACCAGACGAGGCAACGGCTTACTCCGGCCCGTCCAACGAGTCACCGGCCCACACAGCCGCGGCCAAGCACCAACCGGCAGCGACGGGACACCCGGCTGCAACGGGATCTAGAACCAACACCAGACCAAATCCTGACCCAGGACATCGGTATCCCGGATCTGGATTCGTCGGGACGGGTAGGGAAGGGACGGGTCTGGCAGGTAAGGGCAGTGAAGGGCAGGAAGCCCCGCACGCAACCCAAGGCAAACCCAAGAACCAAACCAAGAGAAGAAGACGCCCCCGAAACCGAGGACGGAACTGAACATGCCTACCAAACGACTTTCATCGCACAACTCACCATCAGAAGACCAGTTCCAAGAGTCCGTACTGGAACTCGCCCAATACCTCAGTTACGAACTGCGCTACCACAACCCGGATAGCCGGCGGTCTCAGGCGGGCTTCCCGGATCTCGTCCTCGGCAGTTTGTCCAGGAGGCGTGTCCTATTCCGGGAACTGAAGACCGCAACAGGTCGGGTGCGTCCTGCCCAGGTCATTTGTTTGAAGATCCTCAAAATGGCCGGCCTCGATGCTGACGTGTGGCGTCCCGAGGATCTGAAGAGCGGCCGGATCCAGCGAGAACTGAGAGGGGACAAATGACCACCTGCACGACGCCGGATTGCTACCGGGTGACGTCACTCTACCTGTGCACCGACTGCATCATTGAGCTGGATTCTCTTCTCGCCGACGTTGGACCGCTCCTTCAGTTCATTGGGGGCGCTATCGACCAGACGGCTGTGACCAGGAGCCCGGGTGCAAGTGGAGGTGGTGGTGGCCACGCAAAGTCGCAACCGGCGATGAATGTGGACGCCTACCTTCTGCGGGCATGGCTCCACCAGCTCCCGGAACGCGCCCATGCAACTGCAATGGACAACCCGAAAGCTGGAGAGATCTTGTTCATGGCGCGGGACTGGGTTCAGAGAGCACGTGACCTGGTGTGGGGTCCAGAGGATAAGCGCGTCTATGGTCAGTGCGAGGAGCTACTCGAAGGCGAAGATCAGGACGATGATCCGATTCCCTGTGACGGGCGGCTCGTTGCCCACCCGGACGATGTCACGGTGAAGTGCCCGTCATGTAACACCGTCCACCATGTAAGTGAGGTGATGGACAAGCTGAGACTGAAGGCCAGGGGAGTGCCAATGCCGCCGCGGGCTGTACGTGAGTACCTTCAGCGGAAGACCAAGGTGGTGATACTCAAGAAGGACTTCGAGAACTGGGTCCAGCTAGGGAGGTTGCGGTACGTCCTGGACCGTGTGACAACGACAAGGAAACCGCAGCGGGTCTACTATCCCGGTGACGTTCTCAGGGTGTTCGAGTACATGCATGGTCGGAGACGGATGCGGGTCTGAAAATGTAGTACCCTAAATCCGAGGGGATAGCTGTCCCTACAGCTTTGAGTGAAGGCCTCGACGGATAACCGTCGGGGCCTTTGTCATGTCCAGCCGAGGCGGTGAGTCTGACGTGAACGGTTTGAGCATCCCCGCGTGGTCAGGCCGTCGAGCCGGTGAGGCGTTACTCAAGGTCAAAGCCGAAGGGCGCCGCAAGAACACCGACTGCTGCATCTGCAAGCAGAGTATCGACTACTCGCTGACCTATCCGCACGAGCAATCGTGCAGCGTACAGCACCTGAAGTCGCGGAAGCTGTACCCACAGCTGACGTGGGACCCAAGCAACTGGGCTCCAGCTCATTTGTCCTGCAACAAGGCAGCCGGCCCAGGCGAAGACCTCGGCATGGGCGTGATGTCCGAGGACTGGTGACCATGGCCCGAACAGTTGTCGTGCTCTGCGGCCCACCGGGTGCCGGCAAGACGACAGCGGCCAGACAGTCCGGTCTCACAGTGTTTGACCGTGACGATCCAGAGTGGACAAGCGAACGCCAGTTCACCGACGCGCTAGCCGCAGTCGGCACCGATCCGAAAGCCAACGCCGTTGTCATCCGAACCGGAGCGACATCGGCAGCGCGAGCCAAGGCAGCCCAGATGGTCGCCGCGACCCACGTCTTCCTACTGACCGCCAGCCAACACGAGCTGACACAACGCATCAGGCAACGCGACCGAGCGGACAAGGTCAACACCCTCATTGGTGTGAAGACATGGTTTCAACGCTTCGACCGAACCGACGGTGTCAGGGACTTCCCCGGCTGGTCGAGGATCCACAAACCAGACCTCGGCACCATGTCCGAGGACTGGTGAACCGCCAAAAAATCCAGCCTCTCGCCAGCCCGGACAC